TATCAGTTCCTGAAGCTGGACGCATTCCAGCAGTACCACCTTGCCCGGAAGCTTTCCCCCGTGCTGGGGCTGCTGGCCCTGCAGACTGACCGGGAATTCCTGGCCGATAAGTTCCCGCAGGCGTTCTGCGCCCTTACATCTTCGTTCAGCCAGGAGGACGCGCAAGACGTGCTCAACCGGTGCCTGGACGCCGCGCAGCGCAAGCAGCAGAACGCTTGGGGACCGGTGCGCATCAACGGCGCCGTGATGTACGCTGACGTGCTGGAGGACATGGGCGTCATGCTGAAAATCGTCTGGGGCGTGCTGGAGGCGAACCGGCTGGTGGATTTTTTTACAGAACGCCCTTCGACGCCGGCGCAAACAGCGACTCCGGCCTAGCTTGGGCGGAATTGCCGGACGGCCTTAGCTGGCTCATGGCGCCCGTGCTTTCCACGCCGCAGCTTTGCCAGTACAGTTGGCTGAAAGACGGCACTGTGGACCTATGGGACGTGGCGCTGATGCACGACGCGCTCGCCGCGCAGAGTGAAAACGAACGGCGCTGGCGCGCGAGGCAGGCCAATGGCTGAAGTCATACAGCAATACCTGATTGAGCTTGGCGCCAAGGCCGATGAACCGGCCTGGAAAAAGTTCACTGAGGCCGTCAAAGTCAACAAAGTGCTGCTGCTGGACTTGGGGCTTGCCGCCGCCGCGGCGGGCGCCGCGGTCACCGTCGCCGTCGAACAGATTTCCCGCCGGTATGAAGACCTCTACTACGCCGGGCAGCGCACGCGTTCGTCCATCACCGGGCTGCTGTCCTTCGAGTACGCGGCCCGGCAGATCGGGCTGACGGCCGGACAGGCGCGCGGCGCCGTCGAAGGCTTCGCCACTTCGCTGCGCATGTCGCCGGGCCTGCAAGGGCTGCTGGGCAGCATGGGCGTAGGCGGCGGGGAGCCGGCAGACCAAATCCGCAAGCTTATCCGGAAGCTGAAAGACTCCTTCGGGGAAGAAGGCTATTACGGCGCGGCGCGCGTCGGCGGGCTGTTCGGGCTGGACGAACAGACGTTCAAACAGATGTGGGACCATCTGGAGGAACAAGAAGCCCGGATCGCGCAGTATAAGCGCATCGTGGCTGACGCAGGGCTGAACACCAAGAAGATGGGCGAAGATTCCGTGCGCGCGGCGCGGGCCTTCAATGAGCTTGGTGCGTCTCTCGATATTCTGGGTTCGAAAATCCTTTCCAAACTCATCGGCCCGCTGGAATCGGCTACCAGCGCGCTGTCTGAATTCCTGCAGCGGCTCGCCGGCGGCAAGCTGATCAAATCCGGGGGGCACGATTTTCTCAGCGGGTTCACCGCGGCCATACCGACGCTTGGCGTGTGGAATGCATGGCTGAGGGGGGATGAAACCGGGCAGGCCGCCAGCGCTCCCCCCTCAGGAGCCGCGCCAGCTAAGACCGGCGCCAACGGCCGTTTGAACCGGGATGCCGTGGTGCAGTTCTTCACCGCGCGCGGGTGGTCGAAAGAACAGGCTTACGGGATCGCCGCAAATCTCAACGCGGAAAGCGGTTTCAATCCGCAAAGCCGTGGCGACGGCGGCCGGGCCTATGGGCTAGCACAGTGGCATCCTGACCGGCAGGCCGATTTCGCTGCATGGGCCGGGCATCCCATGACAGAATCGACTGCAGATGAACAGATGCAGTTCATCCAGTATGAGTTGCGGCAAGGCAAGGAGCGCGCGGCGGGTAACGCGCTGGAGAAGGCGCAGAGCGCGCGTGCAGCCGGCCAGATTTTCAGCTATGCATACGAACGGCCGCTGGCCACTTTGCCTGAGATGCAAAGCCGCGGCGCTACCGCGGAAGCTTGGGCCAAGCAGGGCGCGACCACGAACAACATCAGCATCACCATCAACGGGCCGATGACAGCGGAAACCGCGCGCCGCGGGGTGGAGGCCGGGCTTGAGGCTCAACAGCGCCGCCAGCTTATCCGCGGCGACACAATGAGGTAGGCCATGAGCACAGTCAGCGGGCTTGCCGTAGCATCCGCCGCCGGCGTATTCGGCAGCATCGCGGCCAACGCCATCCAATCCATTTTCGTGCGGCCCCGCAACATCGCCGGGTTCACGGCGGATGTGACGATCAAGGAAAAGCACCAGGACGTGTTGACCATGACCCGGCACCCCGTCGCGCAAGGGTCCACGATTACGGACCACAGCTACAAGGAGCCCGCAACAGTTTGGATCGAATGCGGGTGGTCAAACGCTAACCTGCTGGCCATATTCGATTTGAATTACATCCAGACTGTTTACGCGCAATTCTTAGCGCTGCAATCGTCGCGTGTTCTGTTCTCGATTACCACGGGAAAACGCGTATACACGAACATGCAGATTGCCCGGCTGATCACCGAAACTGACCGGAATTCAGAGAATATCCTAATGCTGCAAGTTGAATGCCAGGAAATTATTCTGGCTTCGACTTCGACCGTAACCGTGCCGCCGGCCGCTAACATGTCCGCGCCCGCGGTCAACAGCGGCGTGCAATCGACCGGCACCGCGCAGCTGAAGCCCGCCACCACCTACAACCCTGCAGCGGGGCCGCAATGACCGCCTACGAAATTCCGCTTATTGCTGCGCCGCAGACATTCTCCGTGTCGCTGAGCGGTATCACGTACAACTTTACGGTGAAGTGGAACGCAATTGCACAGCTATGGATGCTCGATATTTCGGACGCGGACGGCAACGGGCTGGCCTGGGGGCTGCCGCTGCTGACGGGACAGGACATGCTGCAACAGTTCGGCTATCTGGGCATTGGCGGCCAGCTGGTTGTGCAATCAGACTATGACGGGTTCGCACTGCCTACTGTGGATAATCTGGGCACGAACAGCCACCTCTATTTCGTGACCTCGCCATGAGCAACCAATACCTGCGCAAATGCAGCCTGATCGTGTCCGCGGGTACGCATGGGCTCGACTTGTCCCAGTTTAAAATTGTGTTTCGTACACAGCAAATGGACGAAGCTTCGCCGAACCTCGCCATTATCCGGATTTACAATCTGGCCGCAGCAGACGCACAGAAGATAAAGAACGAATTTCAACAAGTTACGCTGCAAGCCGGGTATCAAGACGGCAATTTCGCCATCATATTTCAAGGCCAGATCATGCAAGTCAAGATCGGCCGCGAAAGCGCGATAGACAGCTATGTGGATATCATGGCGTCAGATACTGATCTGACGTGGAATTTTGGGCTAATAAACCAAGTACTTGCAAAGGGCTCTACCGCGCAAACACGGTTCAACACGCTCATGAGTGCTGCTGCAGTTTATGGAGTCTCAGCGGCTCCCGGCGCCGCGGCCAATCTGTCCGCCACCGGCGGTGTGCTGCCGCGCGGCAAAGTGCTGTTCGGTTTGGCGCGCGATCAGCTCAACACCTTGACGGAATCGCAGCTCGCCAGCTGGTCCATCCAGAACGGAAAAGTTACCGTGGTGCCGGAAACCGGCTACCTGCCCGGCGAGGCTGTGAAAATCAACTCGCGCACCGGACTTGTCGGCGTTCCGGAAGCGACTCAGGACGGAATAGAACTTCGCGTGCTGCTGAACCCGTTCATCCGCATCGGAACGCGGGTGCAGCTCGATCAGGCGGAAATCAACACGACCACGGTGCGCGCGCAGGGCTTCCCGGCCTATTCGGACGTGAGCTTCTTTGCGTCCACGGCCACAGATGGCATTTACCGTGTGCTGGTTGCAGAGCACTCCGGAGACACGCGGGGCCAGGAGTGGTATACAAAGCTCGTGTGCCTCGCCGTGGACAGCAGCGCGGCGCCGGCGCTCTCAGTGAAGGCGGGGTGACACATGGACCGGCGCGAACGGTTTGACAATTGGCAAGTGCAGCTGGAGGCGTATTTCCGCTCCCGGCAGGCGCAAATATGGACGGCGCTCCCCGGCCAAGTCGTCAGCTACGACGCTACGGCCTTGACGTGCGTTGTACAGCCAACAGTACAAGCCAAGTGGAAAAACCAGAACAACGCATGGTCAAACGTCACGCTGCCCGTAATCCCTGACGTGCCAGTGCATTTCCCCGGCGGCGGCAGCTTCGCGCTGACCTTTCCCCTCACGTCCGGCGATGAGGGGCTGATTGTGTTCGCCTCCCGCTGCATTGACGCGTGGTGGCAAAGCAGCGGAGTGCAGCCGCAGGCGGAATTGCGCATGCACGATTTGAGCGATGCGTTTTTCATTCCGAAGGTCTGGAGCCAGCCCAAAAAATTGAGTAATGTCAGCAGCACAACTGCGCAACTGCGGACGGTAGACGGGCTGGCGTACATCGAGATGACAGCAGGGCACGGCGTGAATAT